GAATTTATAAATAACATGAAGGTTCCTATGAACTGGGGACTAGATAAACCCTGGGAATAATATGGCAGTACCTGGAAGTGGAAGTTTAAGTTTAGCAGCTATAGCGGCTGAAAAATTAGAAAATGACTACACAGATGTAGACACTAGTTATGGACCATATAGTCTAAGAGACATAACTGTAGGAGGTGCTACTACTGTAAATGGAGAAGATTACGATTTTACAAATGGATTTAGTCCTTCACACCCTGACAATAGTCCTGGTTACAGTATGGGTGAATTTTATAGTTATGACCATGACTATGCAGCTCCAGCCTGTAATTTAGCATATGAAACTGGAGGTCAAGGAACATTTGATTTCCCTATAAATTTAGGTTCTGGAACTGGGACTGTAACCATAGAATATCAAGCTTACACTGCTCCTGATAAATTTACTTTTACATGGAATGGAAACACATATACTAGTGGTGACGGAAACGGAACGGGAAATAGTTTTGTAGGAGGTTCCCAGTATGCTAATAACAGCGCTGTTCAGCCACTAGATACTTTGACAGGTAGTTATGGGACTAGTGGATCTCAAGCTCAGTACGGTGGTAGAGGTACTATTACGTTCAGCAAGAATTCATCAACTAGTTCTTCAAACATGCGAATAGATGCTCCGTTGACTGGTACGGGTTGGTGGTTTTCAGTTAGCTGCCCAGGAAATCAAGTTATAGGTGGGGGTGATGGAATTGCTCCTACTATATCAGCAGGTGTTTTGACAACTGTTGGTAGCTCTGTCATAATGAATGGTAACGTTACTGATTTAGGAACTACATCTAATTTTACTACAACTGGAACTATTAGTCAGAAAGGTTTTGTTTATTTACCAGGCGTTACAACTTTAATTAACTTTTATAGAGATACGCCAAGCGGCACATTTACAGCTGATGTGGTTGAAGTTTTAGAAGATGATTCAACTATAAATACGACTGGAAACTTTAATGAATCTGCTGTTGTTGCATCAACTGGAGGCACTGTAACGACACAAGACGCTACATCTGTCACTGAAACCGCCTTTGTGGCTAACTATACTCCTACTAGTTTAGGTGGTGTTCCTATTAGTTTTAGAGCTTTTGCTAAAAACGCAGCTGGGACTACTTACAGTAGTGTTATAAACTCTAGTACTCCAGGTAATATAGATGAAATTGGAGTAACATATTGCAATTCTGCTTTTAGCCAAACTCCAACAGCACAAATATCTTCAACAGTTATAGCTGATACTACTGGTAACGACTATCAGAAAAACAATTCTTATAACGGAACCTCTACTTCTGCAATAACTCAAACTGTTACAGAAAACACAGTTTCTTTAACGAGTAGCAATACCTACGTGTATAGAGCGGCCGCAAGACAAGGGACAACTCTTATTTATGGAAACATAAAAAGCTTTACTGTTCCTGCTTCATATGACTTCTCTGCAACTATAACCGTTAGATCTGATCAAATTTATAGTACTATGGCTTATGGTTACGGTAGTTCTTTAAATTATTTTCCAACTATGGGTTCTATGACTAATTATACATTTAACAGTAAAACCATAACGGGTGTATATTTCCAAGATCAAAGTGGTACGGATTATTTGTATATAACATTCTCAACAGCGAAACCATCATTTAGTAATCTAGTTATAAATGGAACTAGCTACGGCGCGTCTAGTACTTGGACTAGTAGTGGCACAACGGGTTGGAGGAAAACAGTTACTAGTAATCCAATGGGTACTACTTACGGTTTTGCTACGTTGAACATGAGCATTTAAATAACGTGAAAATAGCGTGATAATATAAACATAGAAAACAATTAAATTTAATTAAACTAAATTATGGCAGAAAAAACAATTGATTTAACTCCAAAACCGGATAAAATCACAGAAGAGCAATTACAAGGGTTACAATCGTTACTTAACGAGATAAACAAAAATCAACTATCAATAGGTCAACTTGAGACACAAAAGGCTGGTATCATAGAGGGTATAGGTCAACTTCAAGTTAAACTTAGAGAGATTCAAAACTCTTTAGAAGAAGAATACGGACAGGTTTCTATCAATATACAAGATGGATCAATATCTGAATTACCACAAGATGAAGCTGATAAGAAAGATTAGTATCGGTAAAGATTATAAAAACGAAGCTATGCATTACGCCGTGGGCCAAGAAGTCTACGGCGGGCATACTATTTGTCATATAACAGAAGAAGATGACAAATTTAGTATATTTATTAAAAAAGCTGACGAGGTTTTACCTTGGAAAGACTTTAATAAAAACATGGCTGTAGCTATAGAGTATAATCTAGAGTATTAATGAAAAGCATATTTGATTTTGTTGTTGAGCCAGTAGGCGATAGATATAACAACACTAAAGATATAGATGGTATTGATTTAATACTAAACACACAAATATTCACGCATCAAAACGTAAATAGGCTAGCAATAGTTAAAAGCTTGCCTATAACAGGTGACACTAATATTAGTATAGGTGATCAAGTCATTGTTCATCATAATGTTTTTAGAAGGTATCACGATGTTAGGGGTGTGGAGAAAAATGGCAAGAGCTACATAGATGATGACAATTACCTATGTTCTTTTGACCAGATATTTTTATATAAAAACAAAAACGAGTGGAAAGCACCTAAAGGTTATTCATTTGTTAAACCTATTGAATCTAATAATATTTTTAATCTAAACAAAGAGCTGCCTAGTATAGGTGTTGTAAAGTATCTTGATGAAAACTTTGACTCGCAAATAAAGCAAGGTGACTTAGTTGGTTTTACTCCTGGTAGTGAGTATGAATTTATAGTAGATGACGAAAGATTATATAGAGTTAGATCTCAGTCATTAACTATAAAGTATGAATATCAAGGAGACGAAAAAGAGTATAATCCAAGCTGGACATAAAGCAGTTGAGGAATTAATTAAAGTAGCTAAAGAAGCTATAGTTGATTCAGGTGATGATATAACAGCTGATAGGTTGAAGAACGCGGCGGCTACAAAAAAGCTAGCTATATTCGATGCTTTTGAAATATTAAATAGGATACAAGAAGAGGAAGATATGTTAAACAATAAACCTAAAGAAGAAACTAAACAGTCTACTTTTGGTGGTTTTGCAGAAAGAAGATCTAAGTAATGTACGAGCAAACGTTATACAAGGTTGTAGAGCCTATAAAAATAAACACCATTAAAAGACTTAATAAGTCTAAGAAATGGAAGTATGGCTACGATAAAGAACATGATATCGTTGTTATAAGTAAAACTGGGCAAATAGGTGAAGTGTATGAAATACAGAATTTAAAAATAGCTTTACCAAAAATAGTTAATCCAGTAAAATTCAGTAAAGATAAATGGGAGGTTACTGAGTATCCAAAAGAGCTTAAAAGAATTAAAACTGTATTTGATTGGAGAGATTACCCTGATGAATTTAAAGAAAAATGGTATGAGTATATTGACAGAGAGTTTAAGTATCGCGAAGAAGGTTTTAGTTTTATCAACAAAGGTAAGCCTACTTACATTACTGGTACTCATTACATGTACTTGCAGTGGTCCAAGATTGATGTTGGGCAGCCAGACTTTCGAGAAGCAAATAGATTATTCTACATATTTTGGGAAGCTTGTAAAGCCGACTCAAGGTCATATGGTATGTGCTATCTCAAGAATCGACGCTCAGGTTTTTCTTTCATGGCATCCGGAGAGTGCGTTAATATGGCGACAATATCAACCGACTCACGGTTCGGGATACTGTCCAAATCTGGCCCCGATGCGAAAAAGATGTTCACAGATAAGGTGGTACCTATATCCGTCAATTACCCATTTTTCTTTTCACCGATACAGGACGGAATGGATAGACCAAAAACCGAACTTGCCTACCGTGTACCCGCCTCCAAACTTACCAGAAGATCCATTGTTAGAACAACCAAAGAAACAGAAACCGAGACGTTATCAGGGCTCGACACGACGATCGACTGGAAGAACACCGGTGACAACTCCTACGATGGGGAGAAACTTAAACTCCTCGTCCACGATGAATCGGGTAAATGGGAAAGGCCGAACAACATCCTCAACAACTGGCGAGTTACGAAAACAACGTTAAGATTAGGTAGCAGAGTGATAGGTAAGTGTATGATGGGATCAACATCAAACGCTTTAGACAAAGGAGGGGATAATTTTAAAAAACTATATAAAGCTTCAGATGTTACAAAAAGAAACCGCAATGGACAGACAAGCTCGGGATTATATTCTTTATTCATACCTATGGAGTGGAACTACGAGGGATTCATTGATTCTTTTGGATTACCTGTATTCGAAACACCTGAAACAGAAAAAGTCGGACCTTTTGGCGAGACTATAGATATAGGTATAATAGAGCATTGGCAAAACGAGGTAGATGGATTAAAAGACGATGGTGACGCTTTAAATGAATTTTATAGGCAATTCCCAAGAACAGAAGAGCACGCGTTTAGAGACGAAACTAAAAATAGTATATTCAACTTAGCTAAGATATACGAACAGATAGATTACAACGAAGAAACAAACTACATAAACACTATAACCACAGGTAATTTCCAATGGGCTAATGGTGTTAAAGATAGTAAAGTTATATTTTATCCTGATAAAAACGGTAGATTTAAATTGAGCTGGACACCACCAGTTCACTTACAGAATAACGTTATATTAAAAAACGGCTACAAGAAACCAGGTAACGAACACATGGGTGTTTTTGGTTGTGATAGCTACGATATATCTGGTACAGTTGACGGTAAAGGTTCTAAAGGTTCTTTACATGGTTTAACTAAGTTTAGTATGGAAGACGCTCCAGCTAATCATTTTTTCTGTGAGTATATAGCTAGACCACAAACCGCGGAGATATTTTTTGAAGACGTATTGATGGCATTGATTTTTTATGGTATGCCTATACTAGCAGAGAATAACAAACCACGTTTATTGTATTACTTAAGAAGAAGAGGGTATAGAGGCTTCTCAATGAACAGACCTGATAAAATATGGAACAAACTATCTGTTGCTGAAAAAGAAGTTGGTGGAATACCAAACTCTAGTGAAGATATAAAACAAGCACATGCAGCAGCAATAGAGATGTATATACAGGATCACGTAGGTATTAAAGCAGATGGAACACATGGTACTGTTTACTTTAATGAGTTACTAAATGATTGGTCTAAGTTTGATATAAACAATAGAACGAAGTTTGATGCATCTATAAGTTCTGGTTTAGCTATAATGGGTTGTAATAGACATTTATATGCTCCAAACGCTAAAGTAGAAAAACAAAAACTAAATATAAGTTTCGCAAGGTATAAACAGGGTGGAACACATTCAAAATTAATAGAAAATTAATATGGCTGAGTCAGTTGTTAAAAGTTCTTTTCCAAGTCAAGTCGCTAGCGATTTAGAAAAAGTGAGTAAAGACTACGGTTTGAAAGTTGCTAAAGCAATTGAGAGCGAGTGGTTCAAGAGAGATTCTGGTACTAACAGATTCTTTGGTAACCAAACAGAGTTTCACAAGCTTAGATTATACGCTAGAGGAGAACAATCAATACAAAAATACAAAGACGAGTTATCTATAAACGGTGATTTATCTTACTTAAACTTAGACTGGAAACCAGTACCTATTATACCTAAATTTGTAGATATAGTAGTTAATGGTATATCAGAAAGACTATTTGATATAAAAGCATACTCTCAAGATCCATCAGGTGTAAGTAAAAGAACTGCCTATATGGAATCTATGCTTAGGGATATGCGCACGAAAGATTTAAACGCTTTCGCTAAAGAAGCTTTTGGTGTTGATTTATCAGAGAATGAACCAGAAATATTACCAGACTCACAGCAAGAGCTAGATTTACATATGCAACTAAGTTACAAGCAAGCTGTTGAAATTGCTGAGGAGCAAGCTATTAATGTTGTCTTAGAAGGTAATAAGTATGATTTAACAAGAAGAAGAGTTAACTACGATTTGACTGTTCTTGGTATGGGTGCTGTTAAGACTGTGTATAGCAAGTCTGAAGGT